TATCTTCCTGCAGCTTCATCATCTTCTTGGCTGCGCCTCCTGTTTGCGCTTTCTTGTCCCCGTCAAGCAGGGTGCGGTGCAGGTAACAAAGTTCGCCTTTATCGTCCGTCGCCAGCGCGTAAATAGCCTGGAGGTTTTTACCGTCTACCGGCTGTTTGTCGCAGAATCTGACGCTTTCGGCCGGAAGGGTATTAAGCCCTCTCCCCTTCAGGTAACTGTCTGCACTGGTCCCACGCAGCGGGATGAGCTTTGCAAATTTACGGCTTACTTTCTCACGCTGCTGCGCCAGCGATGTGCGTACCGGGTTTACACTGGTGCGATCTGAGGTGTATTCATTGCCGATCAGCCTGTCTATCTCAGATGCAAGAACCTTAAACTCTTTCCCTGTTTTGGCTGTCAGTAGCGCCCAGCCATCACCTGAACCACACACGCAGATGTATGAACCGGTGCCATTTTTATTGTCACAGCGGAATTTTCCCTTACGACCACACAGAGGACATTCCCCTTTAAGGTGGTTTTTCCCGGTAACTCCAGGAAGACCGTAATGTTTGTATATCTCAGCCCAACGACCAATTGCGGCTTGTTTGGTATTCATGCGGCTTCCCCTTGTTTCTCTTTGCGTTTCGCGAAGGCGATCAGTTTTGATTTGATGAAATTCGTTACTTCAGGTGTGATTTGCTGCGGGGTGTGATGTAACCCTCTCGGCCATACATCAAATTTTTGGCGATAGGTATGCGCACACCATCCGTCACTGACAGGGCGTCCCTGCGCTGCGCGGGTGCGCTGATAGAAAAGAATCTGAGACCACCAGGATTGCTTCTGCTCTGGGGTATATTTAACTTCCGCTTTGCTGACCTTTGTCAGTCCACGGGATTTGTCTGTTTCAACGTCTTCCCCGGCGAGCGGTTTAAAACCACATTTCGGGCAGATATAAATTCCGGCAGGTTTCACGTAATGGCACTGGCTGCACTCTTTCGGCAGTTTCTCCGGTTCGTCGGTCTTGGTAACGCGCTGCGGCGCTTCTTCCATGCCATCAGACGACGAAGGGAGATAGTCGTATTCAATGTCATCGGGGTAACCCAACTTGTTGACTGTGCCGCTGTGGTCGAAGATGAGGCAGTGATCTTTGCCAGGGGCCGCACGTAATCCACGCCCGAGCGTCTGAATCCAGCGAATTTCACTTTTAGTCGGTCGGGCAAAGATGATGCAGCGAACATCACTGTCGAACCCGGCTACCAGTACACCAACGTTGATGATGATTTTGGTAATGCCCTGCTCGAAGCGACGAATAGTCAACTGACGTTCATCATGGGGTGTGCTTGCCGTCATGACTTCAACGGTCACCCCGGCGCGGGAAAACTCCACCGTGACGTAGTTCGCATGGGCCACATCAACGCAGAAACAGATTGTTGGGCGATCCTGCCCGTTCTCCAGCCAGTTTTTCACTATGTCGCCAACCAGTTTGGCTTCACTCATAACCTTACTGAGCTGGCCTTCCTTGTAGTCGCTGCCATAACCTGCAACGTACGACGTTTCCACCTCAGAGAGATCGGGGTGTGATGGCGCGTAAAATTCGTATTTGCTCAGTGCGCCAATCGCGATCAGTTCCTTCATCGTTGTTGGCTTAATCAGGCGCTGATAGTAATTGCCCAGGAACTTGGCGAAAGGCGTACCGGAAAGACCGACCACTTTCGTTTTTGTGTTGCGGGTCAGGTTGTCGATAACCTCCAGCAACTTTTTGCGCTTCAGGTGGGCTTCGTCAACGATCAGCAGGTCGATGTTGTCCGGGAATTCACGGCGAATGAGTGTATCGGCGCTGGCAATCTGAATAAGCGCTGTCGGGTTATATGAGGGGTGATCACGCCAGACATAACTGATCTCTTCGCCAGGAAGACCATATTCCATGAATCGGGTGGCAGTCTGGTCAAGCAGTACCGTATACGGAGCCACAAACATTACGCGCATTTCGCGGCTGACGAAGCCATCAGTGATCAGCGCGGCAATAGCCGTTTTGCCGAAACCAACCGGGGCATAGAGCATGAACGAATTATTCTGCTTCCATGCGCCGCGTAGCATGTTGAGTGCGACGATCTGTTTCTCGCGAGGCTGGATGTTAAGCATTGGTTGATACCTCCCCGAATGCTTTAGCAACCAGATCGGAAATGACAAACTTCTCTCGCTGACGCTGAACGGACAACGTAACCGTTTTAGTACCGTCTTTACGCATGCGGCCTTTGAGAAAACCGCCGTGAATATGACGAATAAAATATTCAGAGTTAGCCAGGCGTGGAATGCTGCGAACACGCCCAAGATTGCTGACTTCATAAGCTTTTGAATAAAGCTCAACTGGAACTGGGGCCCATTTTTCGTTAGCGTCTGAATAAATCATTTTATCTCCTTTTGGATGGCTAAACGTCTGGATTTCCATGCGACGTTTTAACCCCATACAGTGATCTATCTGTTAGATCGATCTCTTCTGGTTAAGCTGTTCCAGCCCTTCGGGCTAAAACCCAACACCGCCCCCTTTCCCCCAACCCGGTTTCAAAAATTCATACCCTGGGTGGGAGCGAGGTATATCCCCTGACCGCTGGGGTATATCTCGTGCAAAACTCTCGCAATCGGCGGTTTGCCGTTCGTCGTGCTGCGTTCTGCTGCCGGAAAGACACCGGTTCTGCGTCGAACGCCTCCTGGTACGCCTGCGCATACGCCATCGCGATTTTTTCCCGCATAACAGCCGGGAGTGTTGCTAACTGCTGTTTAATCCACGGGGCGTCCTCACGAGAAAAAGCCGTGGGCATAGTCACGTGAAAATATTCGTCCTGATACATAAGCCCTCCTGCGTCACGTCTGTGAGCCGGGCATAGACTGATTAGTCTGGTGGTCTGGCAACCTCATCAGGGGCACAAAAGACCCGGAATAACAGCGTCAGGTGTTCCTGCCATTTGGTCATAACCTGATAGCTGTTTTCTTCAATCTGAGCGCGTTCAGCGGCGTCGATGACTCCGTCTGCTGTAGCTTTACGGATGTACTGAGAGTGCCTGCCGATCCACTCGATGGATTCCATCAGGCGCTGATTGATGTCGGCGTTATCAACATCATCAACATCTGCCAGCGGCACAAACAGACCGTTCGAGTTCCTGGCAACAGCATTTGCGATATGGTTTGATCCACCAGCAGCCTGCAATACCATCGCCCATCCCAATGGGAAGATTTGATCGCCAGTAGTGCGGAGTCGGTTATGCAGAGGATCGGTTGCAGGTGTTACGTCATCAGACTTGTATACACCCAGAATTTCCGCAGCTTCTTCATAGCCACCAGGTAAATCAGCGATAGTTCTTCTGATCGCAGCCACCAGCCACGCTGGCTGTTTTTCAACTTTCCACTCTGGTTGATTACCCACGACTCACCTCTTAATGCTGTGGTTACTTTCATGCTGCTGTTTTTTTATGATCAAGTTCAGGCCAAATCTTTTCCCAATCATCTGGGTGGAGGTTTTTCCTGCTAACTGAGCCGCCAGAATGCGTTTCGATAGAAACAGATAGGGCAGCTCCCAACTTTTGTTTTTTGCTTATGGCTTTACGCAAGTACTCAAGAGAGGTTTCACATCGTGATGCAAATTCTCTCTGTTTTTCGAGCGACAAAGCGTTTAGGTAATTTCTTAACGTTTCCATCACGCCTCCTGTGCTTGGAAAGAAAATATACCTTTAAGTAAACACAAGTCAATACCCAGGAGTCATTTACCTCAAAGTAAATTTAAGTAAGATGAAATCATGAAAACTGAAACGCCTGACATCTTCGAGTTACGACGCCTCAAACTTCAGGAGTTGGTAACTCGCTTTAAGACCCAACGAGAGTTTGCTGAAAAGGCAGGACTTGATCCGACTGTTGTTTCTCGGATGCTTTACCCTGTTGGTAAACCTAATAAGAGGAATATTGGGGAGCAGGCTGCTCGGCAGATTGAGGATGCTTTGAAAATCAGCCGGGGATGGATGGATGGTCTTAGTCCAACTTCAAAAATGGATGTTGATGTACCCACTCACAAAGCCGACAATTATCGTGTAGAAGTTCTCGACCTTACGGTGAGTGCTGGTCCTGGATGTTTTATGCTCTCTGAATTTGTTGAGGTTCTACACGCCATTGAATTCACCACCGAGCACGCTCGTTCACTTTTCGGAAATCGTTCTCAGGAAGATGTAAAAGTGATGACTGTCGATGGCGACAGCATGTGCCCAACTATACAGTCTGGAGACAGGTTGTTTTTTGATGTTTCGGTAAGAAACTTCAAGGTAGATGGTGTTTATGCGTTCGTATTCGGACAGCACTTCCATGTGAAGCGCTTACAGATGCAGGGTTTGCAGCTTGCAGTTTTATCAGATAACCCGGTGTACAAAGACTGGTACGTAACTGAAGAAAACCAAGATCAATTGTACATAATGGGGAAAGCATTGCTACATGAATCAATAGCTTACAATAAACTGTAATTTTAGATATCGGAAGTTGAAACAGACTGAGCAGTTTCTAAAAAACAACATTTAACCCGGACCCAGCGCCGGGTTTTTATTGTCCTTTTCTCACCATAGCAGCGGCATCCCGCAAAACACCTTTGTGGATCACATTACCCACAGCGCGACGCTTAGCCTCTAGGCTATCTACAATCGCATCTCGACTTATCACCACACCGTTGATTATCAACTCGACAACTGCACCGCCAATTTCGCCAGCGATGAATGCCGCACGGTCTTCTTCCAGCTCATCATGTTCCATATCAGGCCCTCTCTGTTGCTTTTCTGAGCATATCACGCATCTCCGAAATAAATAAAATCCAATTAAAAGCAATCAATTGCCATGTAAGTAAATAAAAATATACCTTTAGGTATTTACACAAAAATTACTCACGGGTATATTCAAATCATCATCAACGAACAAACCGAAACCAACCACCTTTGCAAACGGAGTTAGCTGAAGTAATACCGCTCTTTAACAATATGAACACTTACAGCGTCAATGACCTGTTTAGACCCCTACACGTAAACGTGGCGTAGCACCAGGCGCGATCCGGTTGGTGTGAGGTTATCCCCGCGCGAGAGCGAGAACGGCGTGAGAATGGGCAACACTGATGGGCAGTTGGCGCTGATTACAAACGAGAGGAGTAATGATTATGAAACAGTAAAGCGGATACACCGCATTCATGCGCCCTGTTGGTTTAGGGCCACGCGACGACGGTGATACAGGTCGGGTTCCCATGGCGACGTAGTGAGGGAAAGGAAGCGTAAAGCATCACTGAGTAATCGGTTAGCGCCCGATTAACGCGTAAGCAGCTTCAAAGATAACCGAGTGACCGGCGCTGGTCACTGCGAGAGTGTGGCGAAGTACTTTGTAGTGCAGTGAATTGCAGCTGCTGCGACAGCAACCGGAAGATAAGCATCCGGCGCTGCACCACAAAGGATTTCTGTTAAATAAAAATTAATACCGCTTATTTAGCAAATGCAGATTTAGGGAAAAGATAGGAGGCATTACACCTATGGCATCTCATTTTGTGGTTCGAAGGTGGTGCAAATCCTTCGTATTGAAGTATAGATTTCACCGAAGATTCATAGCATTGAGCGCAAAGATAGTGCATAGGTTGACTAGGATTTGTCGATTTCTTGAGTCGATAAACAACCGTAGCAACAAGAGGGGTGCACATCTCATAATTTTGCTTCTCCTCTTCCCACTGAGAAGCACGATTTATTTTTGCTTCAAGCTCAATGATCTTGTCCTTAGAAATCATCAACAACTCATTAAGTGACATTTGTTGCTGTTGGGCATCCATGAGCTTATCTACCAGCTCATATGTTTTTTCTTTAACTGAGTAATCAATCTGCATCTGCTGGATTTCTTTTACTGCACCAACCGCGCTTTTTAGCGCACCGCCGGCACCAGATACAGCTTCAGTAATTCTACTGATAATTCCTTTTTCTTCAGACATATCAATCACTCTCTAACTGTAGGGGTGATTAGAGTTTACCCGATTTCTCGCTGTAGGG